CCCGCTGCGACTGAACGGACGAGGATATTAGGTGGATTCAAGGACAGCCAAACCCTGCACAACAGTGCACTACATACGATGTGACTGACGGTCTCAGCTCTCACAACGTCCATTCTTCGCAACCATCCCCGACAGAGTCGGGTTAAAGGGTCTTGCTCGGTGAAAACCGGGCGACGCTCCTAGATGGAAGTGGTAGGAAGAACGTTCGCGATGATGCGGTCCGTCAATCTCGTAGTGTAGCCGGGAGGGATTACCCGGAAATCGGTGACCGATTATAGCCTTCCGCGTGTTACCATCCCGCATCCGGCACGAAATCAAGTTGTTCACGCCACGCCCGCCCCGAGGGGTTAGCAGCGTCGAGAGCATCTTGTCGTGTCGAATGCAGGATAGCGCGGAGATAGGGTTGTGGAGGACGCTCGTCGATGAGTGTCTGAAGCGAGAGTGGCGGTGGCAAGCGGCCATCCTTCTGAGCCTTTGACCAAGACTTAGCATTTCTCTTCAGAACATTCGTCATCCGGCTGTGCGGCGCTTTGCCGCCGTCCTTGGGTCGCTCAAACAGTCGAACATCACTAAGGAAGGCGTCGAAGCAGAGAGCGGAGTAGGTCAACGACCAAACCCGCTCCTCTTCTTCTGACGGCTCCCCGTAATGCAACTCGACTGGAAGACGATCCATCACAGCTTGATGAACGACCCATGGTGTTTCGACCGGGATCTTACTCACTGGATACAACGCACGACCTCGTGCATCCACTGGGCACTCTCGCAGGCGTGCGGCCACGCGGAGATTCAAATCGGAAGGACCATAACGGTACTTTCGGTTCGAGTCCCACGCGTAGGGCACTTCGTCCTTGCAAGGGAGTGATGGCAAACCAACGCCACCATAAGATTCCGGAATAAACCACGGGACACCGAGTCCGTCCAACACACGCTTGTGGGTTCGAAGGAAGTATGCGAGGCACCGCTCTCGCATCTCCTCAGGAGCGCACTTAATCATTTCGCGGCAGCGGGTGCCAAGCGAGACCTCCGAGTCAGCGACCGCATCTTTCCCGACCTTCTCTCCCGACCGTTTCAGGCCGAAGAGTAGTCCGAGATTGACGTAGTCCGTCTGCTGGAAGTAAAGCTTGCGCTCCACGCCGCGATCTGAGACGTACGTCGTGGGAACATCTAATCGCATGAAATTAACTGAGTTGATCTGCGCGAAGCGCCGACTAACAAAGGTCTTTCCAAGCGACGAGGTGAGTCCCGCGAAGTTCGTAATGCGTTCCCATAGTTTGTGACCTCGTCTAGTCGTGCGGAACACTACGTCGTCGCCATTGATCATCAGAGTGGTCTGTGTAAGGGTATGAATCCTTCCACTATCCACCTCGATGGCCCATCGGCACAACGCGGCATTCGCCAGACACAAGACGGGGAAACTCACAATCGAGCCCATCAGCTGACCCCAGGCTTGCGGGAGGTGCTTTCCGCGAACAACAAAGACATTTCCAGTGAGACTGCGCAGCAACAGAGTTTCCTCCTCTGGGGCCAGTTTGCACTCGCGAGCGATCGCTCGCCCGATGCATTCCGACACCCAGGGGGCAAGGTTATCCGTTGCCGCACTGTAATCACCAGACACATACACTTCGTCATCTCCGAGCTTTTGGCCGAGACGAGACTGTACCGCTTGCGCGGAAACAGGCTTGCCAGTCAGTTGGAAGACCGGATGTTTTCGAAGGATAGTGTGCAGGAATTTCTGCAGTGGATGCAGGCACTTCGTAGTCAGAGGCGCGCCCTTGGTGATCACTCGTACTTTCAGTGATTCTGCGAGTCCAATGGCCTTCACGTATGAAGGTTCATCGATCGCACCAATGAGCATGGCGACATACAGCTGTTTCGCCAAGTCCTCTAACAACGTCGTGTCAACGTCCACGACAGGAACCCCTGGTTCTTGTTGATCGCGTACACGAAACTCGACACGTGGTGGCGGGGCCGTATACCGGTTCTTGGGAGTTCCATCCGGCTTCACACCAACCTGCTTCCTCTCACCGAGGGAGCAGAGGTTGTGAGCCAGAGCGAACTTCCGAATACTTCGGAAACTACCGCCTTGAGCCTTGGTATCCTGGAAGGAAGCGGACGTGGACGGGAAAATCATTCGGTAACGATCAACGTCGCCGTATGGATGACCCCGGTACACCTCTGCGATGGTGCGATCCAGCTGCTTGCAGACGTTCTCCCTCGAAAGGAAGACATCGACTGTTGACGCAGCGGGAACGTCGCCCCAATCCAGTAACCAACCACCATGTGGCTGTGGACGTGCGGTGGTAAGCGATGCAATCGCCTTGTCGACCGCCTCTTCGACCATCTTCGTATCCGGCCTTGGACACCCTTTCTTCAGCTGGAGAACGGATGCCAGGAACGAGTCACGTTGAGATCGTTTGAGGAGGTGAGCGACGAAGCGACCTGCACCGCCACCGCACAGGACCTTACCGTTATCGACGAACGACCTGTCAACTTCCCACGGAACGGGCGGGGCGACATCGAGGTTACCGCTGTGATGGTGGAAGAAGGACGCGAATTTCCATTTCGCATACTTCATCCACGAACCACAAGCGGCAGCACCCTTTGTCCACCACGCAACCGTACGAGAGAAGGATCGGTCGTAAGTTGAGTCACGGCGAAGTCCATACAGCTCGAGTAACGTAAATAGGCACTTTACGCAATCGGTCACACTAGTCACAACCACCGTGGAGACGGTGGGTGTGCTCGGTGCGCCAGTCTTCGAAGTACTACGAAGCGGCGCGGCCGAGAGTTTTACGGCGGTTTTCTCTTGCGAAAAAACCGCCGAGGGGTGAGAGTCATGGTCGGCCGAGGCGTTTGCGCGCTTCGACTCTCCATATACTGGTTCAATGCTTTGACCAGCGACCCTCACCCCCTTCGGGGAGAACGAAAGTATCGTTCCCCCCGGGTGGAGCTTAACCTCTCTACCATCGAGGCTTTTCACAGTGCTATCGTCAGACATGATGAACATTGTGAAGGCAGTGCCGCGGACTCCGTTTG